AGGTGTTTCAACAACATCTTCATCCATCATCGCAGCAGCACTTGCAGTCACCGTTCCAGAGAGAACGTCATCAAGTCTTTTCTTGAGTTCATCATAAGACTTGAAGTTGGTGGGTGCAAGAAACTCTTGCAACGAATACTGGGTCTTCCAGATAGCGTTGAGGTCATCATCGTTATCTTTTAGTGCAGACACATTCTCAAATGAGGATGCATCATAGTTCCAGTAACCATCTACTTTACGAATCTTCAGTTTGAAGTTCGCACCTTCCCAAAAGTCAAAAGGATTGATAGGTGTCTCATCTTCAAATTCTGGTTGCATTGCAGCCATCAGTTTGTCAAAGATTTTCTTACCATACCTAAACAAGAATACCTTGCCCTCATTCTCTGGGTGTTTGGAATCAGAGACAACGTAGATATTTGAGTAGTACTCAAGTTTACGCTTCTGTTTCCTTGCAATCTCTTTGTCTGATTCCAGACCAGTATTCCAGAGTTGAGAGTTGTAATCTGATACAGGGTCTTTCTGACCACCAAGAGTAGTCAAAGAGTTTTCAATGTACCACTTACCAGTTGGGCCTTGAAATGCGTGTTTGAACATTTTGACCCAAGGAAGTTCTTCACCTTCTGGTGCAGGCAAGAAACGAATGACTGCATAACCGTTACCAGACTTATCTAGTTCTGGTTTCCATAGTCTTTCATCCACATAGGATTTCTTTTCTTGAGGGGCACTCTCTGCTTGAACTTGAGAGAGTAGTTTGTCGAGCGTATTTGCTCGTCTAAGTGTATCTAACGACATATTATTTCTCCGTATGTTATCGTATGTTGATTTATCATCACATTATTCATAATATATAACCTTATTTATACTACATCATCCACCCAAAGTCAAGGTATTTTCTAACTTCTTTTTGGGTGATATATTGTAGATTCTGACAATCATTCCATCCTTCAACTAAGCAACAAGTAGGTGATGTTCCTAGAACATCTTCATTAACCTTGTAAAAGTTGACATCTGGATACTTGTCAAAATTCGTTTTGTGACCGACAATCCAGTTATCTGGTTTCACATAATTTGAAGTTTCTGGTAAATAACCAGTTGTGCCACCGTATACATTGTTTAACTTCATGTCGTTTGAATACAAGTCATGTCCGATTATGAACACATTCTTTGCACCCATCTCACAAGCAATCTGAACTGACAAAACACCACAACTTTGCATCCTGTCATTCTTGATAGCAGTTGCACAATCATCTGCCTTTACACCAGTGATAAAGGTCTTGACCTGTTTACGTTCCCATTGTAGTTTTTCGATATCAATGTCTGGGTTCTCTTGCAAAATCTTTTGAAAGTGTGTTTCAACGTCAGCAGTGTTAGAACCATGTATCACGAATCCAATATCATCATGTCCTATGCAGATATCAGCATCTTGATAATCCTCTTTCATGGTGTCAAGAAAATACATAGGCAACACATTCCAATCACGAATGTGAGTCTGGTTGTCCATGCAATAACCACTTCTGTATATCTCATGAGTGATTTCGTTATCTACTGTAACCAGATGGTCAACCACCATGTCACGATAGATTGCATTGCAACCAAACGTGGTGCCTTTGTCCTTGATAACATCCATGTCAAAATCTAGTCTTGACTTTCCGTTACCAAAACAAAATGCGTTGTCAAAACGCATCTGACCTTTAATCAGTATTTCTGAGTTCAGGCCAGGATGCTGGGAATAACTTGTGTCCATAATTATCAATCTTGTTTGCGATAATCTGTGTCTCGTATTGAGTGTCCTTTGCACAACGTAAATTACATACTCTTGCAAATGCCATCAATGTACCAGACCAGTACCACTCTGTATATAAATTTTGAGGAAGAACCATTCTTGCCATCTCTGGTGCAACATTTGCTTTCAACAGATTATTATATGTCTGCGTTACAAATTGTATTGAACCATCAATATTGTATTCAATAGTTTCTTCACTACTACCTTGTTTTTTATCGTCTGCTCTTAGTCTCCACTCTTTGGGAATATAGAACTCTGGTTCATCATCGACATAACGTCTTGATATCTCATTCCATACTAATCCCACTTGGTGTTTGACTAGTTGTCTTGCAACAAAGATAGGTGCCTTAATATGAAACTGCATACTGCAATGACCAAAAGGACTCCAGTGGTCATGCTTTGCAAGAAACTTAATTAGTCGTGTATCACCAAAATCAAAGACTTCTTTCTTCTTACCAAATGATACCCTTGCAGCATTTACCACTGTAAGGTCATCACCCATGTGGTCTACTAGTTCAACGTCCAATAGAGTTCTCCCCTTCCATCTTTGCTTCTGCATAAGTTTTTCTGGTGTAAAACGCAACTATCTTTTTACCACTAAAAACTTGACAATGAAAGACAGGTGGTTTCGCCTTAACGTAGTCAGCAGGTTTGTCATCCTTTGCTGGGATGACATAACCGCCTTGGAATATTTTGTAAGACCTAGTGTCGTGCATAACGACTCCTTGGTCTACGAGGTGGATTAGAAGCCATAAACTTCACTCGCTCAGAGAGAACCTTATCTCTCTTTTGCAGTTCCGAAAGGTCATACTCAAGAGTACGAATTCGTGCAGTGGCCTCTTCCAGTTTTGCACGATAGAAATCCCTTTCTTTTGCTACAGGGTCACCGTCAAGGTGCAACGTAACTTCAGACATCAAAATGCTCCTTTGTTAAGTTCATTGTTACCATCCTATACTCATTGACATCAATTGTCAAGAGATTACTATAATTTTTTATCAGTTTTTTTCTGTCAGGCCAAACTATGGTTTCTTGTATTTCTCTATCAAATCTATGACAAAATCCCACAATCTTTTCTAGTATAGATACTGTCTCTAGCGAGGTCTTCTTAGACATGAGTTGTTTTAATAACAATGGGTGTTGACCATTGCCCCAAAATATTTCATCAAAGGATTCGACCTTGTGAAATAATTCAACCAGTTCTGACTTGTAGTTATATTTGAGTGATTGATTCCTTTTCTTCCAGTTGAGATAATTTTCTTCATTGAAGTTGCCAACCCAACCTTTAGGATTGACAATGAAGTTCGATATGAAAAAGTCTTTGGTATCGTCTTTGTACTTTCTAGCAACCTTACCAAAGAACGGTCTATCATTACGTTTTAAGAACGAGTCCACACTTGCATTTGCCTTACCATTATACTTCATGTAATCGTAGTTACTGGTAAAATGTAACTTCAACGCATGATAGATTTTATATGCGTCATAGGCTTCCATTAGATAGGTAACTGTGCGACTTTAGGTAAGAAGTTCAAGTCTCTTGCGTTGCACTCAATCTTCTCTTTCAGTGATTTTGTTATGAGGGGTTTGATTGTGTCTGGTTCAATCTGGTTCTTTGCACAGTAATCTAATACTGCTTCCATATGTGAACATCCACACTCTTGTACGATTGTTTCTACTTGCATAGAAAACTTTTTGGGGGTCATCAATTTTTCCATATCCAATCCTATAAAGTGATAGAGGGAGTCACCCTCTATCTAAATTTAGCAGAGCAGTCATATACGTTAACTGTTGCAAGGTGGTGACTAACCCACCTTTCTCCTTTCGTGTTGATGCAGACTAACCGTTGGTCTACACGGGCGTATTAAGGCGCCACCCTATTCGTGTTCACCACCTTTGTCTTGTGGGTCTAACTTAATCTTTTTACCGTCTATCCATATAGTCCTTGCACGACTTGGTGTTGAAGTAGGGAATCTTACGAAAAAGTTTGGTCTGTGTCTTGCAGTCTCAAAGGTTGCAACCGTAACTACAATTGCAGCGAGTAGTAGTGCATGACCAACCATACTTACACCCATAACCCAAAAACTGCCAACATAAAGTGAAAACACAATACACCACATCCATGCAAGAACCTGTAATATCATATGTCTGGTGTTGGTGTCTGGAATATGACGCAAAGGATTCTTGTCAGCATCCATCACACTATTCCAACTATCATACACAAATTTTCTCATTCTATACTCCATAAAATTAAGTGGTGGTGTTTCTGTTTCCAAGTACACCACCGAAACTCAGTACGATTATGCTGCGAGAGCGTAATCTACAGATGCAAAGTTATCGTTTGCATTTACAAGTTTGACCTATTACGCAGTCAACCGACAATTCTACTCGCCTCTATCTACGTCAGTCGAACCTAATTCACCCCCTCAGTCGAGGTTTAATTATGGTGGAGGTGGAGGGAATCGCACCCTCGTCCTGCCCGTCATTCGATTTGTATCAACAAATTGTAATATATTTATACCACAGGGGTATCCTCATTGTCAAGAGGTTTTTC